CCACCGAACGTAGTCTTAACTTTCTTCCAAAACTTTGCCCAAAACGAATCATCATCGGTAACATACCAATATTCTGCCGCTTCTTGTTCGGAGAGCCAGGCACGGACAATCTTCTTGTTTTGATATTTGATTTTATTAGACTTGAATACAGCTTTGACCGCATCCAGCAGTTTTTTTTCATCATTATCGGTTGGAGTGCAATCCATAGACGGTTCTGTGCCGACCGTGAAAGCTGTTTGAATGTTCACTATATCCTGTTCCAATGGGATAGAGATACGGTTCACAGGTTCGGTCTTGTACCTCGCTTCAAATTCATAAGTCTTACCAGTTTTTTCATCGAAAACCTTCTCCGCTTCCTTTTCAAGCACTTTTCTATCTGGGTACTTCTCCTTGTCAACCATGATTTCATGGCGTTCGGGATTCCAGTCGTCCCAAAGTTTACAACGGTCTGGAAGTTCGGTCTTTCTACCTTTCTTCAGGTAATTTATTTTCTGCCCAATGTCTGATAGGGCTAATATTTCTTCAAGTGTCAATGGCATAATCTATAATTTTAGTGTGTGAATATTCCTGTTAAATCTTTCGGCTTCTGAATCTTACCAAGAAGCTCACCCAATACATAGTAACGTGCAGCGTCTATACCGTGATTGTCATGGTCTTCCGGCTCGTTGATGTAGTTCCCATCCTTATCCTTTGCCCATACATACTTTCTGAACTCGCTTTGAAGATTATATGAACGCTTGGTTATATAAATATCCATACCCTGCATTTTGTCAATTCCCGCATTGATAGAGCCTGCTCCTTTTTCTACGGCATATATCCTAATGCCTCCATTATGTACCTCTTGAATCAATCGTGGATCTGCACTATCGGCAATTACCTTCAAGCCCCACGGACGAAGAGTCTTGATAATGTCAGAGGAAAGCAGTCCTGTACGGTAATCCACTTCATCCAGATATAGAGCATTATCCACAATTCCGCACCGGATGGAAGCGGACGGGTCATGTGTATAACCGAAGTCTTGCCCAATAGCTACTTTCTTTGCCCAAGCCGGGAACTCATCAACAATTCCCCACTTCTTAAATACAGCGCCTTCCGCCACGTCTGCCCAGCGACCGATAACCACATGAGCGTACTTTTCGGGATTGTTCGCCTTCATATCCTCGACCTCCTTTAAGAACTCCGGTGAAAGGTTCTCTAAGTTGTCAAAATACGTAGTATGGATATGGAGCACATTCGGATGAGTGGAAATCTGAACCTGCACACCGTCAATCTCTACCAGCTTGTGAGTTTTCTCAATGTATTTCTTGTAGATGAAGTGATTGGAATCGCACGGGTTCATTATGATGATAATCCGATTCTGAATACCTTTCTTACGAATGGAGAGCATTATCTTGTCGAACTCTTCTTCATTAGTCCACTCTTCCGCTTCATCGCAGACGAAAGTCGTAATGCCTTGAATAGATTTTAGTTTTGCCGTCTGATTACCGGAAGAAGTCTTGATGCCCCGAAACATGATACGGCTCTTAGTCATCTTATTGACTATATCCGTCTTGGTAGTCTTGAAATACTTAGTTGTTCCGTCCAAATCTATCTTCTCCATCATTTCCGGAATAATGGACATACCAGCGGAAACCATCGTATAGCGAGTATAAAGGATCTGATGGACTATCTTCTCTACAGGAGTCATTTCAAAAGTAAGACGCTCTATGAATGTAGAAGCATTGAAAGACTTGCCGGAGCCACGACCACCTGTAATGAGAATAATGAACTTTTCCGTATCGGTGTATAATGGATGATATATTTCTTGGGGTACTATCATTTCAGCTTGTCTTTAATCCAAGAATCAATAGTGATACCGTGGTCAATATCTGTAGGGATGTCGGCATCTTCATCTTGCTTGCGTTCAACTTTTCTCCAGTCTTCATCGTAATGATACAACCAAGTCATTTGAGCACTTAAATTGGGAGCTAGCTCACCTTCTACAACTTGCACTTCTTCTTCGCCTGTCAGATTGCCATCTCTATCCCGCAACTTACGAACTGTGGTATTCTTAGTTTTTATGCCACCAAGAGCCATTGCAAGAAATTTAGCACGTACAAGAGAATTTATCGTGCAACGCGCACGCGAAAGGACATCACTTAATTCACTGTATGCACTTTTCTTTTCGCTAAACTTTTGCGGTGACAGTCCAATGGCATGAGCAATTTCCTTATCAGTGAATCCCTTTTTGGCATACGATTCCACGAGAGAAAGAAAGTCTTCGCTTGTATAATCAAACTTAGGCTTTCTTCCTCCACGACCTTTTATATTTTGAGATTCACTATTCATAAATTTATCCGTTACTTAAACCTCTGCTTGCGGTTGTTTTTTCCATCCTGCTTCTTGTATTGATAAAAGCGTTTCGTACTCTTAATTCATTCCTTAAAGCATTTCTTCCAAGCATGTGTTCGCTGTTTCTCAATCTTTCATATTGATTTTCGAGTTGTTTCACTGTCTTTCTTCTTCTGACTCAGCAATTCTCCTAATTTTAAGTTACTAATCTATTCTTTCAATTTGCTCATCAAAGACTTCTCCCTTGATAAACTTCATATCCGGCTCATAACCGAACCTTTCACAGAAAGCAGCTTTCGCTTCATAGGTATCGAAGGATAACATAACATAAGCATCCATATCCTCGGCTTGCTTCTGTGCGTTCTCCTTGACTTGTTGCTTGACTTCTTTCATGTGGGCAACCTTCTCGGCACGTTCCAACTGTTTGGCGGCTTTATCGGCTTCTTTCTGTTCGGTGACGGGTGACATCATATCTGACAAAGCATCTGCAATAGAGTTTTCCTCTTCTGTCTGTAATAGATAATCAACGCCAATCATGTTTAGGTCAGCATCGGTCAGTCCTGCATCTTTCCAGTCTATATCAGGAACAATACGAGCGAGAGCGTCAAAATCCCATGTACCTTGTGCGTTGGGATTGTTCATTAGAATATTCAACTCTTTTTCCTGCTGCTCGTTCACATCAATCACATCAACACGAATGCGGTAGTCATTGTCGGGAAACTTCTGCAATTCGTCCATGACAGACAAACGCTGGTGCCCGCTGACTACAGTAAGCCCTGTACGCTTATTCACGACAATTCCACCTACCAATCCGAACTTCTTGATGCCACGCTTTAATGCTTTGCGTGATTCATCGGAAAGTTTTCTCGGATTGTAGTCTGCAAAACGAATGGCAGAACGGTTAAGTTCTACCGATTCGCTTTTGATATACTTTGATAGTTCCATATTATCCGTTGCTTAAAGCCATTGCACGGGAACGAACTTTATTATAAGCAGGAACGGCTCTATTATAAAATCTATCCCTTACTCCTCGTGGCATATTTCTCTGTCCTCCACGAGTATCTCTGTTATTGAGGTCTCGTGCTAATTCCATAACTCTACGACCTTGTGCATCAATTTGCGCCAACGTTTTTGTTCTTCTTGTATTACTTCTTCTAACTCGGCAATCCTCCTGTTAATTTTGTTTATTATGATACTCCCAAAGCACTCTTTCAGCCATTGGGAAAGTTTTGTAAATTCTCTGTAAGTCCTGTGGGTAATTCTTCTCCATCCAAAGCATACAGTCAAGATTGAAACCGACACCCGAACTGGCTTTCAATGAATATCGAACTGGTTCGGGTAAATTGTGCTGCCTCATATAAGCAAGAATATCCTTTTGTGTCCAATCAGCCAAAGGATAAACCATACCGCTATTCTCGTAACCGTTTACCTCATACCCTTTCAACATAAGCCTACGATTCATACCATCAGCTTTTTTCATGCCCAAGAATGTATAATAAACTCCATGAGTAAGCTGCATAGCCTTTACCACATCTGCCAATTTCAATAGTTTTACTTTCGGATTTGGCACACAATACATACCGCCACGGAGAATATAAGTGAGATTCCAATGTGGTACTTGAACAAACTCTATCTTCGGATATTTGGTTTTAGCCCAGTTTATCCAACGGTTAATATGCTCCAAATTCTTGACAAAGTACATGAACACGCAAACAATCCGGTCAAACTTCGGATAGATTAAATCAAGCAGAACAAGCGAATCTTTACCAAGTGATAAAAACAGTAAAGCCTCATTCGATTTTACCCGAATGAGGTCTATATACCGGGTAAGTTTCCAATTTTAGGGTAGCCCATTTTAGACGGGTGTCAGCAGGCACCCGTCTAAAAAAGAGTTCACAAATTTAACG